TAGGAATCCACAAGAGCTTCATACACGTCGATACGCGTCAGAGTGTACCCGTACTATGGGAATACTAAAGGGGCCGTGTAGACCCCTTCTCGTGCGTTAGAATGGAATGTCTTCTAGGTCTTCAGCAGGCTTAGATGGTGTTTGTTTAGGCGCATCTGGTTTCCAATCATTCTTTTTAACTACAAGTTTGTCAGGCTTGGCAGGATCTTCATTGTATGGCGTAAGAAATTGAAAATTAACCCACTCCCCGTCCATCTGATCTAGTGTCTGTTGCATCTGTTGCTTGTTGATTGATCCATTGCAGATCACAAAGTCTGGTTGTGTTGCGCTCTTTCTTTTAGCGTACAATCCGTTGATATATTTCATCTCACTCACTATCTTCTCCAAAGTGTGCTTGTCTAAATTCAGGAGACTTTAGTATCTCCCTCTCTTGCGTTGTAAAACATCCACCTTTAGATGGTGCTTTCCACAATGCTTGCTTGGTTTCGTTGTCTAGTTCAAACCATGCCTCGGCAGCAGATGCTAGATCCTCGTTAGCAATGCCAGCCTTGACTGCTAGAATGCTCTCCTTGTTTTCTGCACACCAATCCTCGTATGACTTTTCTGGCTCTGGTGCGGGTAGATCTTCTCCTGCGTAGATGTAGGCACCTAGCCCGTGCATGGATAAGCCTTTGGTCAGGCATCGCATCTTGGCAGTGTTGATCTGGAAGGCATTAGGGTTTGCTACTGCATTGTTGCGGTGATCCATTACAGGCAACCACATCTCATGCGCTAGTTCGTCGATAATAACATCGCAATGAACGGTCATTGTTCCGTCCGAGTGGACTTCGTTATCGTGAAAGGTGTAGCAAGCATCTGGGTAGTGCTGCTTAGTGACAGCCCATGCCCAAGCCCATGATAGGTAGGTTAGATTGCCTTTGCGTTCGGTGTGCTCATTAACATTAATGGAGCTTAGTGTTTTCCATACACTCATCATATATCCCCTCTTGTTCGGATAATAAAGTTTCTAGTTTGTAGGCGGCTTCTGCCAGTTCTTGAGCAAGTTCTTCATCCCATTCAAATCCTTTGCTCATGTTGAGACGACGAGCACAAGATGCACTCGCCTGTAGACTCAAGACCCAATCAGGGATCATCTCAGCGCACTCCTGATTGACGCCATAGCATCGGCATTTAAGCGTCTATTTTCGTCTTCTTCAGTTTGTCGAATGTTATGCCAAGTTTCCTCATCCTCAAGCATCTGCTCGGAGATACGGTCTAGTTCACGGTGGCACAATTGAATGATGGCCATGTCTTGTACGCCGACGGGAAATCCTGATCGGCATAACCTGGATATCTCGAATGCGAAATTCTCCAAGTCCTCGATCATGCTTAGTTGTTGTTTCTCGTTCATGTCTACTCCTGTTTGCTGATTGAATGCTTAAGATAATCCATCTAATTTGTACTGTCAACTTGTTTTAATAAATAATCTTTGATAAGGTGGTGCAAGCAAGAATTGTTCCGGACACACCTATGGGGGGGTCTGTCCGTGACATCAACCATAGAATCATGTATCCAAGGAGTTGAAATGATGGAGTTAGATTTAACAAATTTTCTAAGTCATACCGGAAAGAATGTCCATAGTTTTTCGGTAGAGCTGGGATTGTCACCGCCAAAGGTTCACTACTGGAAGCATAACTGCAAGTGTATGGTGACGTTTGAAGGCGACCAAGTACACAAGATCCGGTTGGTGAAAGAGAAGGTGGTTTACGAAAAATAATTCATTGTAAGGGGAAGCAAGATGCAAAGATTAATCACGGTTTACTATGATGATATAGATGAAGATTACAAAGTCGTTGAGGACTATTACTTTGATTTATTAATTATGGGTGAAATAAAAAAGACCGAAAAAAATTATTGGTTAGCAGAACATGCGACATGCGTAGTAGGTGCAGTGGAGGCATGGGGCGCTGAGACTATGCAACTATCGAGGGATAAATAAGAAGGCCCACCGAAGTGGGCCGTGGAGTGGGGCGAGGGGGAACCCCGTAGTCAATCAGCAAGAGTGACAAGCGAATAGTATCAGATGGTGGATTTAGAAAAAAGGTTTTATTTCTCACCGGATGGTGGTAGATTAAATGTGTCGGCGGGATTACCAGTCCCTGAAGGCCGATTTGAGTTTGGGTCAAAAGAACCGTGCGCAAACCGACACGGCCAAATTGTCTCACAACATTCTACAGCCTTCAACTGCTTCCTGCCGATGGAAAGTGGCGCTTCGCCGTGCGTCCAATCCAGATAGCGGTAGGTGATCCAAGACCTTTAGAGGCGGGATAAACAGCGTACACAGGCCCAGTGATGGGGCGCAGAAGGGCAACTGCGATACCAAATAGCGTGCTGATTACTTTGGATTGCTGGACTATAGATTATATATGGGGCCTAACCGCCTCTAAATGACTACTATTGCCTGAATAAAGGAGGATAAGTGGAGTTAAGAGATCATCAGGTGAGGGCGATTGAGATGTGCAGGGACTCAATCAGAAAGGGTAATAAGAGGATAATGTTAGCGGCACCATGTTCATTCGGCAAGACAAGGGTAGCGGTAGAAATGTTGGCTAGTGCTGCCAAGAAAGGTAAAGAGGGTATCTTTATCTGCGACCGAATCAAACTGGTACAGCAAGCAATAGAAGAATTTGACAAGCATGGGATCGAGGCTGGTGTCATCCAAGGCTGGGATCATCCACGCTCCAACTGGCATTCGCCAATACAGATAGCATCAATACAGACACTAGCAAGACGCAAGCGGTGGCCCATGTCTAGGCTAATCATTGTCGATGAGGCCCATGTCCACTACAAAACAACTACTACTCTAATGGAAAAGTATTCTGCCGTGCCCGTGATAGGTCTATCGGCAACACCATTCAGCAAGGGATTGGGTAATCACTATGATGACCTGATCGTTCCTATCACAGCAAACCAGCTAACCGATAAAGGATACCTAGCACCAGCTAAATACTACGGCGGCACCAAGCCTAACCTGAAGGGAATCAAATCAAGAAGGCTGAACACTGGCGCATCTGACTTTGATCCGACACAACTATCTGCTCGCATCGAGAAAGATATGAATCTAGTTGGTGACATAATTGAAAACTGGCTAAAGTATGGCGAGGATTCACAAACCATAGCCTTCTCACCGTCGATCAACCATAGCAAAACAATGGTCAGACTGTTCAATGCTGCGGGGATTAGTGCCGAGCATATCGATGGGTACATGGATGATGACGAGAGACAGATCCTTTATCGCGAGCATGACGAGGGTAAGTTCAAGATCTTGTCATGCAGCCGCTTGCTGAATACTGGATACGATGCGCCAAGTGTACGGTGTCTGATCGACGCATTCCCAACCAAGTCGTTAGCTAGTTATGTGCAACGTATCGGCAGAGTGCTACGCATTCACGAAAACAAGCCTCATGCAATCATCTTAGACCATGCTGGCAATGTGGCGAGACATGGGTTTGCCGAGGATATCGTGCCCGATTGCTTGCATGATGGTGAGAAAGAATACAAGGAGCGGGATCAAACCAAAGAGAAGAAAGAGCCCAAGACTATGGATTGCCCACAATGCTATCAGACCATGATGGTGCCTCGATGTGCATGTGGGTATGAGGTTCCCAAGGCTGAGTTGCTGAAGACAGACAAGCAAATCTTGAAAGAGATTAAGAAGTCGCCAGAAGACAAGGGTCGTTGGTTATACGAGTTACAGTTCTATGCAGCGCAGAAAGGGTACAAACCTGGATGGGCAAGCTGGGCCTACCGTAGCAAGTTCGGGGTATGGCCTAGAGTAAGACCAATGCCAAGCAGGGAACGGATGCCAGAAGTGCAAAGCTATGTGAAACATTTACAAATCAAGAGGGCTAAAGATGCTACAAGAGATTTTAGAAAGGCTGGATAAGGTAAGACGATTCGGTGATAGGTACAGGGCTATCTGTCCAGTGCATGATGGCAATAATCCAACGGCACTATCACTGAAGGAGGATCAAGGCAAGGTGTTAATCCACTGCCATGTGTGTGGGGCAAAGGGTAGCGAGGTAGTACAAGCCATAGGTCTGACGGATGCAACATTGTTCAACGACGTACCACAAAAGATGGGCGGAAAAAGTTACTTTTCTAGGGATCAAAAGGATCAGGCATTGGAGGATGCTTTCTTTATTGAGATATATGAGAATGAGGTAAGCAAGGGACACCAGCCTAGTCGAGAAGAATACCGACGATACAGGTTAAGTCAGCAACGGGTGAAAATATTAGGGGCAGCATGAACGATTTAGTATTCAGAACAGCAAGCAAAGAGGATGACATTGAATCCAAGTGTAAAAAAATTATAGAGGAGTTATTAGATAGCGACTGGTTCTATGACCTGGTAGCACAGAAGGTGGCAGACAATCGGCATACAAAAGTAGAAGACAGAATAAAAAATATCATGAGGGTGATCGATGAAAACACTAAGTAAAGAGAGACTAGCAACCGATTGTGTAGAGATGACAATCGACAATCGGGAAGGGCTGGACAACATGATGAAGATGTTAGGCCAGATTGAGTTAGAGTATCCCATCAGTGTACAGATCCAGAAGAAAGGCAAGCGCCGCACCAATACACAGAACAACACAGCTAACAAGTGGTATCGGGATTGTGAAAAGCAGGGCGATATGAAGGCGTGGGAGTATCGTGCCTATTGTAAACTTCATTTTGGTATACCAATCCTGCGACGTGACAGCGAGAAGTTTAAGGCGGTGTATGATAGCAGGGTCAAACCGTACAGCTATGAACAGAAGCTATCCTTCATGGTAGAGCCATTCGATTTTGAGGTAACATCCCTAATGAATATCAAGCAGCATAGCGAGTTCTTAGATATGGTTGAGCGTCATCTACGGGAACAAGGGTTTGAATTAACACAAGTCAGTAAATAGAGGAGTGCACATGAATAAAGAAATTGACCCTAATGAACTTTGGGATATCTTGGATGAAGATGTGGATTACAAGAAAGCCGTTGAAGCATCTAGAGATTTAGATTTAATAATAAAAAGAATCATTAGGTACTATGAACAATTTAATCCTTTCGATAGCCCAAATCTTGTTTCTGAATTATCGTTAGGTCTTGGGCATTTGGTCATGGCTTCAAAATTTATAGAAGAATATGTTGAAGACATTGTAGAAGATCGACGCGCCCAATATTTTTTAGATAATTATGAGCCAACAGATGAAGAACTTGCTCGCATGAAAAATCAAAGCAAGTGACATGGCCAAGAAATGTAGGATCTGCGGGGAAAGGTTTACGCCGCAATTTACATCATTTCAGAAGACGTGTAATGCGACTGAATGCCTTGTCGCGTTTGGCAAGAAAGAAAGAGTTAGAATTCAGAAGTCAGAAGTCAGAGAAGCCAAGCGAGACAGATCCTACTGGATGAGGCGGTGTCAAACCGAGTTCAATAAGTACATCAGGAACAGAGATAAGAAAGACCCTTGTATATCATGTGGTCGTCATCACACTGGCCAGTACCATGCTGGTCATTACAAGACAGTAGGCGGTCATCCTGCTCTACGATTCAGTGAAGATAATTGTCACAAACAATGCTCAGTTTGCAATAACTATAAGTCTGGTAATTTATCAGAATATCGGTCAAACTTATTGAAAAAGATAGGGTTAGAGCGGGTTGAGTGGCTAGAAGGGCCGCATGATCCTGTGAAATATACTATAGAGGATCTGCAAGAGATGCTTGTCAAGTACCAATCGCTGAATAAGAAATGGGCAACGTCTCGATCCTAGATAGGAATGCCGAGCAAGTCCGTGATGTTCTGCGCGGTCTGCTTGAGCAAGTTGAAGCTGGCGATATATGCGGGGCTGTCATAGTAACCGAGCACCAAGAATTCTTCGATTTGCAAATGCCTGGCACCTTCTCATCTGACCCTGAATCAATCGCCTCAGTCATTGGTCGCCTGTATATGGCTGCTAATATATTTTGCTCGCTACCGGATAGTGAAGATGAATCCTAGAAGCACCGAGCATCATTTGCAGTTTTGCACCACTGACCATCAGCGACAAGTCATTGAGATGCACATAACTGGTATGCCGCAAAAAGACATAGCAGAAAAACTTGGCAGGCATCCGAAAAGAATTAGCGCCTGCATTGTAGCAGTACATCGGAAAGCTGCATTGGCAGGGATGGCACCAGATTACAATCTGAATCGCCAGACAGCACCAGGATTTACCACCAAGCGAGTCTCTACTGCCTATAACATGGACAATGAGATCGTTCTACAGTGGCACATACAAGAGCCAGAAAAACAAAAGCTAGAGGAGTTAATCGCAGAATTTGTGGAGGGTTTCAAAGATGAAGTCACCGGATTACATGCCCCCACAGACCCGCCTGCAAGCACTGATAGTGATCTTATGGCTGCTTACATTGTTGGGGATCATCATCTTGGGATGCTTGCTCATCACAGCGAAACGATGGGTGATGACTATGATGTCAAGATTAGCCAAACTATTTTAGAAAATGCTATTGATCGTCTAGTCTCATCGTGCCCCGCCTGTGAAGTTGGAGTGCTAGTAAACTTGGGCGACTTCATGCACATCAATGATAGCACCAGTTCAACGCCTAACTCCAAGCACTTGCTCGATAGTGATGGTCGATACTCCAAGACCATACGCGCTGCCAGTAATGTGATAAAACGTACGGTATTACGTATGCTTGAGAAGCATAACCAAGTCTGGCTTGTGAATGTCCGAGGCAACCATGACCCAGATGCGGCCTTGTGGTTGAATGAGGTCATGCGTCTGTACTTCGAGGATGATCCACGGGTCAAAGTATTTGACAATGCTAGCAAGTTTATCTGGTGGCAATGGGGCAAGAATCTAGTCGTGACGCACCATGGAGATCGGATTAAAATGTCTAATTTGCATGGGTCAATCGTCAGTAATTTGAGGCAAGAATGGGGAGAGAGCGACCACACCTTTGTATGGACAGGCCACATACATCACAAGAATCAAGAGGAATATGGCGGCGCATTGTTCGAGTCTTGGAACATCCTAGCACCAGCCGATGCTTGGCACAGTGGGGCAGGCTATGCCAGTTCTCGCAGTATGACTTGCGTAATCCTCCACAAATTGTACGGGGAACAGGGAAGATTGAAGGCAAACATTCAGGAGTTAGTATGAGCGCACTTGATCGGCAGTGTGGGGGCAACCATTACAAAACCATGATGATTCAGCCATTGGAGTATGCACTAGCAAACGATTTGGGCATCTGTGAACATGCGGTGGTCAAGTACATTAGTCGGTGGCGTGATAAAGGCGGTGTTGAGGATCTCAGGAAGGCAGCGCACTACATCGAGATCTTGATTGAAAGGGAAACGGTCCCAAAGGATGATCCAAAGAGACCGTCTTGGTAGTCACATAAGCATAGCGCCTATGATGTAGCCCAAGCAAAAGGCAATTATCATCGCCCCGCCTGTGAACTTAGGTACTAAAAGTTTATCTTTCCACACTGCACATCTCCTGTTGTAGTTGATCCAGTATCCTCAGCACATCGAATATCTGTTGCCTGTCCCATGAGTCTAGGCGGTCGTGATCATAATATTCCTTGATCTTGACCAGCGTTAGCCATGCTTGCAATATCTCGTTTCTACTTGGTCTCATGTAAGTCTGCTCCATTGTTGTGCCATGGCGTCGGCTATGCCTTGGTAGGTTTTGCTGCGTATCTTCCAGCGATTCTCGGATGGGCCTAGTTTGTTCTGGCCGCTTGGCGTTTGGTTGCCCCAATGCCCGCAGTCAGGCTTGGGTAGTATGTCGGTCGGTTCGAGTCTTGGCAGATTGTGCAACCATAGACCCGTTTTTTTGCTCTCAGGATGCCCGTACTCGTATGGCTGGACGTATTGGCTAGCCTTGATCGGCAGCACTCCGACGGGGTTCTCCATGCAGACATAGCGAGCAACAGACTTTGCTAGTTCGAACATCCCAACGGTATAGTCGATAGCTTCAAGCCTCTGGTCGTGTTTGGGTTTGCCTGTACCATAATGGGCGTTGCCGCTCACCGCGAGCGCGGTGCATGGTGGATGCATGATGATGAGATCATAGAAGCCGAATCCGTCTTTCATGACGAAATCGGCATCTGTTTTCAGATGATAACGGCTGTTATCGTCGGCGGGTTGTAGGTCGCACGACCATGCGTTATGCCCCAAATTTCGGAAAGCTTCTCGCACGGTTCCGCTGGATTCGTAAGCTACAAGTACATTCATTGTTTGCCCTCCATAGTTCCTAATTTTTCTAGAAGATTCTGCCAGCATTCCACCGCGTCAGACTTCGCGCCTAAACACTCTACCGCGTGTTCTTCCCAAAAATCTTCACCATGTCGGCGATTGCAAATGAGATAAACGGTCGTCTCTATTGCTCTCGCTAATTCGTCATCGCCTGCGATTTCGGCACCTTGCCCGATGGATGCTAAAAGTGTAAGTGTGCTCATTGTTTGCCCTCGCAGTTTGGTTGCACGTTGTCATAATCTGGATGATGTCCAGAGCATACGTTCTCGACGTACTGGTTGAACGTTTCTACTTCGTGGTTGTAGTCCTCGCTTGAGATCCACAGGAAAGCCGCGACAAATGCCACGGCTATACATATTTTGGTTAGTCGATTCATGCTGCGTCCTCGTCTCGATAGTCAGTCCAGAAGTCCATAGCAATCTCGCGCCAGTTGACCTCGGCCAATGCTGAAGTCAAAAGGTCATTTTGAAGGGTGCCACCATCTTGGAAGGTTAGGGTTTGATCTATGATATCTCGGATCATAAGCTCAAGCGAAAAGGCATCTGATGCTGCATAGGCTGCGTCACGGGTTGCAAAGTACAAGCCCTCGTCATTAGCGAGCCAAAGGTTTACGGTTCTAGTCATGTCCATGTGTGTATCTCCTTGCTGATTGTGTTTATGGTAG